GACTTCAAACGCCTTGATTATCATCGGGAAAAAATCCTTGAGCAATCACGCAAGGCGACTGAACGATTCAGGTGGATGATTGACGACCCAGAATTCAACATCAATTCTCCCGCCCAGAAAATGTCGTTGTTCTACGATGTGCTTGGCGCGCGCAGACGAAATGACAAGGGTCGATTGATTGACCCGAAGAAGCCATTAAAGAACACCAACGCACCATCCATCGGTGCGATTCCGCTGAAGATGATTAAGACCGAGCATCCGTTCTTCGCGCATATCGTGAATGGATTGCAGGAAGCGATGGAACCTGACAAGCAATTGTCGAATGTATTTGGCAGAAAAGATTCGGAGACTGGACATGTCACAGGCGGAATTAAATTTTTCACTCCACGGTTCAGGACGGCATTTAATCCAGCGGGTACAACAACTACGCGATTCAGTTCCAAGGGAAGTAATTTCTGGGACGGAACGAACGCGCAAAACATCCGAGAAACCTACCGTGACTGGATGGTCCCTGATGATGGATGCCTTTTATTCGACGTGGACTATTCCCAGTCTGACGATGTTTTCATGGGATACGAAGCCAATGACGCGGCGAAGATTGCGGTTATTGAATCAGGCGTCGATGGTCACTCTGTCCATGGCGAATTGTTTTTTGGAGTCCCATACGCCGAGATTGTGGCCGGAAAGAAATTCGGCGATGAACGAATTGTTCACCCAACACGTGGAATCAGACAGATATCAAAGCGTGTCGTTCATGGGACAAATTTCCAGATGGCTGCAATCACGCTATTTATGACAATGGGACGCGATGCAGTCGTAGCCGCAGCGGAGTTGCTCGGATTCCCCGACGCAGCCGGATGGTCCGATGAAAAGCTCGTAAAGATTTGTGGATACATGATGGGGCAGTACCGAAAGAAATATCCACGATTCACTCAGAAGGAATACTACCTTGACATACTTAATATGCTTCGCACCAAAGGCACGATTACTAATGCGTTTGGGATCGAAAGGCGATTCCTCGGCGACCCAAGCGATAATGGAACACAACGTGAGGCAACTGGTTTTGTGGGTCAATCGGATACGGCAGGCAACATGAATCGTACGATGTATGAAATTGACCATGGCTGGATGCCAGAGCGCTTCCGTGATGGAATCAATCCCGACCGACTGGACCGGCCCCGCCAAATGGATTGGAAGTCCCACGGATTCATGTTCCTCTTGCAAATTCACGACTCGTTTGTTGGACAAGTCAACCTCGGGAATCCGAATTGGAAGGAAGGGCTTATTAACCTCTTGCATGTTATGAACCGTCCCATCATAATCAACGGGCATACGGTAAGAGTCAAAACAGAAATTGCTCTCGGTCGGCGTTGGTCGAAAGATTCAATGATTGGCTGGAATGGCAAGGACCCACATGACTTAGACCGGATTGCAATCGCAACCTCGGCATAAATATTTGGAGATTGAATTATGGTTATGACAACTGGTATCGCGCAGATGGGGGTTTACTCCGGCGCTGCTACAACGAATGCTTTGTTCGACGCATTGCTCGCGATTCTTCCTAACCCCGACTTGACAACCGGCGGCGGAGTCACGGACATTCGCACAAACACAGCGGGTGCGGTTCAGGGTATTCCCGGATTCCTTGACGAAGCTTCGCCTTTCATGGTTGCACAGCTGCGGGTTGAATTACTCGCGATGCGCACGGAAGCAGGAAACGTCGCGATTTAATTCGCCTCGTTTTTTGTTGTCCCCGCCGGAATGGTTTCCTCCTCTCTCCATCCGGCGGGGATTCATTTTAACATCATCTATGCAGAAGGATGAATCAATATGAAGCAAGTAATAGCATTGGCCGGTCCGCCACATTGCGGCAAAGATACAATCGCAGATATGATTCAGCAAAAAATTGCTGCGAACAAAGTAGCCGTGGCTATGCCCATGCGCCTCGCAGGATTCGCGCTCCTCAACGAAGAATACTCGGACGAGCTGTACGCGCAGCTGAAAGAAACGCAGCTAGAAGAATTTGGCGGGATGAATTTCCGCGAGTGGATGATTGACTTCTCCGAAAATTACATGAAGCCCAAGTTTGGCAAGGAAGTCTTCGGAGTCCTTGCGAATCGAGCAATTTCAAATCAACCCTTTCCGACCGTGGTCCTCCCTGATTCAGGCTTCTACGAGGAGCAAATGGAAATCATGAAGTATGTTGGCGTGACTCGGTATCTGTATGTCAGACTTGAGCGTGACGGGACTGATTGGTCCAAAGATTCCCGCCGGTATATCAATTTCGTTGACCCGCAGATTGAAACCATGACGGTCGAGAATAATGACACCCCTGAAATTGCTGCTGATTTAATCATCGGACATTGCCTCTCGCTTGGTTGGGCCTTTTAATTCCTTCGATTGGGGATTGATTGGCACAACGGAGAGGGGGATTGCGTGTCCGAGATTAAGTTTAAGTCAGAATATTTGAATCAATATCTGTCGATGGTAGAGGATACCGAGTCGCCCAGGTTGTTTCACATATGGGGCGCGATTGGCGCCATCGCTGCGTGTTTGGGAAGGCGGTGTTTCTTCCCATTCGGCGATGGCGTCATTTACCCAAACCAATATATCGTGATGGTCGGGACTCCCGGCACAAGAAAGTCAACGGTCCTTCGGATTGCCAAAAAGCAATTGAAAGCATCGGCCGGAATCAACTTCGCACCAGACGATACGGCGGGGCAACGGCAGGGGCTAATCAAAGCGATGCTTCGTAATTCATCCCAACAAACTTTGTACCTAGATGGAGTCGCGCTGGATAAACGTGACGACACATTCGCGGGCATGACATTGGAACAAGTCTCACAAATCACAGACGAAGTAGCGGAGGCACAGCTTGAAATCGACGAAGCAGACAAGCAACATCTCGTGGCGACCTCGGATGAGTTCTCGCGATTCATTGGGCAGAACAATACCCAGATGCTTGACTTCCTCACCTCCACTTGGGACGGCGCGGAATACACCTACGAAACCACAACCAAAGAAATCACACTGAATCGTCCGCTGTTGAATATCCTAGGCTGCACGACTCCGGTGATGATTAACCAATCGATGCCTGCCGCCGCTGGTGGACAGGGTTTCCTTTCCCGAGTCATTCTTGTCTACGGCTCCCACAAATACAAATCAGTTCCTCGTCCCGCCGAATTCCCTCATGACAAAGTCGGATTCGTTCGTGATGTTCTGGAAGAAATTTACAATCAGATGCATGGCGCGTTCGAGGAGACTCCCGCCGCAGAGGAATACTCCAAGACTCTTTACGAGCATCCGTTGGAGATAACTGATTCACGCTTTGGCTACTACCACGAGCGGCGATACACGCATCTGATAAAACTTACGATGGCAATCACCGCAAGTCGTGGGACAATGATAATCACGCCGGAGGATTACGACGAGGCTCATCGATTGCTTCGTGCTACGGAACGTGGAATGCCTGACGCGCTTGGGGAGTTCGGGATGAATCCCCTGGCTGCGCTCAAGCAGAATATCCTCGAATATCTCCGCCAGCATGGAACCACCCCGACGGAGGAATTACGCGGCGTGTTTCATCGCGACGCACGCATGGCGGAATTCACTGAGGCTGCTGCTGATTTGATTCGGCTCAACCAAGTCTCGATGCGTCAGTTACCGAATGGGCAACAAGTCCTCGTGCCCAAGGTCGGATTGAAAAATACCGAGGACGACATGATGAGGGCATTAGCCCAAGCATAAAGGAATCCACCATGAAGAAACCACTTGCACACCTACCCAGCACCTACGTCATGATTGACTTGGAAACTCTGGCACTCGTCCCTCAGGCCTGCGTCCTCCAGATTGGCGCCTCGGCCTGGCGATTCCAAGACGACAACGACACGGCAGTCGATGATCCTGTCGAGGACACGGCGTTCCGGGCGCTTGACGAATACGTGAATCTCCAAGCCCAGATCAACCTCGGGCGCGTCATCAACGCCCAGACTATCGGGTTCCATCTGGGACTCGGCAGCCACATCCTCGAACGTTCCATCAACTGCGAACTGAGTCTGAAGGAATCGCTAACAAGGTTCTCCGCGTTCTTCTTCGAGCTCGACGACTTCGTGGTTCTGAGCCGGGGCGCCGCATTTGACTTCCCGGTCATTGAATCGCTAATGGCCACGGTCGGCA